AGCCAATACCTTTTGGACCCTTAAACATATCGCGTGCTTGATCCGATAATCCGGCAATACCGCCCTCAGCCATGGGCTCGCCGGTTAAACTTGATTTAATTACTTTGCTTTTATCGGGACGATCAATAAGCATAATGTGACTAATTTCTTGTTGAAAAATGTTACCAAACCGATCTTTAACAACACCCTCAACGTCATTTAAATAAGGTATATTAGTAAAACCATCTTCTGCTAATTTCTTTCTAAAAACTTTTGTAAGCTCTCGTCCTCTTTCCGCCTGAGCACCGACAGGGTATGTAAATCCACCCCCAGACAAATTATCTTCAATAATGTCTCTAAATTTTTCGTCCTTAAAAAATTCATCAAATAAGAAGTTTTCTAATTCTGTTTCGGACCACAATCCCGAGCCATCTATCGAGTTCGGATTTAGAAAAGGCTTACTGGTGTCAATTTTTAAAGGATAGGTTTGTCCCTTTTCTTCTAAAGCCGTGCCTCCCTCGTCAGTTTTACCTGTAACAGAATAAAATCTGTCTCTCGCTGCTTTGTCCGATCCTACATGAATACCAAGAGTATCCGCATATTTTTCAGAGTATCCTTTGTTTCTTGCCTCAGCAACGTCCAGATCAAACTGTTTTATATCAAGCTTTTTAAATTTATCCTGATACCCTGGTATCTTTTCAGGAAAAGTAAAATGATACGCCGTTTCCTCTTTTTTAAAGTTCCGTGGCCCAAGAGGATATAAATCTTCTTGAACATTCGAGGGTAGCATCTTTGGAATAATGCTTGAGGGCATATCAAGGTTTAGATCTTTAAATCCTTGTGTTGTATCTACATTTAAAAAATCATACTCATATTCTGCCCTAGGCTTTTGTTTAATATTAGGGTATGCCTCCGGTCTATAACCTAAAGGAGGGGGACCTTCATAATTTTTTGGTGCCCCGTATGTAGGAGGGTCTAACCCACGATCTTTAAAAACTCTATCAAGTAAGGGGCCATTTCTTTCTGAACGTAAGGGGTCCCCGGCACTAGCTCCAAACTTAATTCTATATGCTGCATCATCAACACCATCAGAAACAGTATGGTGTGTTTTATATTTGATGTTAAATAATTCAATTAAATCTTGTTTATCCATTTTCATTAAATCATCGTAAGATTTGTCCTTCATAAAATTATGAAGGATTTTGTTCATCTCAATGGTTTTAATATCTTGTTCCTTGAGTTCAGCCGCTCTCACGGGTTTTGTAATATTACGATTCGGCCTTATGGAGTTTACAAATATTCTGGAAATATCACTATCTAAAGCCCTTGCTTGTGCCAAAGGTCCGCCTTTAAGAACAGTCTTGGCAACTTTACCTGCTTTTGCCACCGGAAGCACCTCTCCTGCTTCTTTTAAAACAGGGGGAACTAACACAGTCGCCCCCATTCCCGCTAGAACATCGCGCCGTGATACACCCTTCTTAGCCGGTGTCTTTTTAGCAACATCATCCGCTGCGCCTAACAAAAACAATTCCTTTAAAGCATCGACACCTGCCGTAACAGAGGGTTTTATAACATTTCGCAAAGCATACGCCCCGGCAGGCAAGGCTAATATCCCTGTCTCCAAGGCTGACTCGCCATAATCCCCTTCTTTCAAAGCCTGACCGGCACGCTGAAACCCAGTCACAGGATTCATCTCGTAAGCAAACTTAGTAAAAGGTCTTAGCTCAGGCGGTATGTACCGTGTTACATCCTTGCCAAAAATACCAAACCGTTGTTCAGCCATCAGTAGTACGCTCTTACTTGCACGTTGTTGTCATCCTCATCCCAATCGTCCGTTGGTAGCTGCACAAAATTACCTTGACGATACCGCATCAAAGCTTGTGTCATACTATCCACAAGGTCATCATACTCCCCATTTGGAAAAGCTGCAACCTCCTCTATCATCTCATCGGCAAACTTTGTGTCTGGTGCGTACACCATGCCTGCTTCGAAAAGCACCGATACAGAGTGCACGCGGGTCAACTTATCATTTCCTTTACTCGGTGTAAAGTTCACAACAGGTATACCCATGTTCCGTAGTTCCTGGGTCAACGGCAAACCCGTTGCCTTTGCTTCTATTATCACCGTATCCGGCTCCCAGTACTTATACTGCTCCAACGCCACATCCTTCAGCTCAGGAAAATCCCACCGATCCTTCTGACTATCAAGTAGTATCAACGCCGGGGGTCCCCCTGCTTCTTCTGGATAAAACACGCCCCATGTCGTAATCGCGCTATAATCCGATGTCTCGCGTTTCGTGAACGCCGTATCGTAGCTCTGTATCACAAACTCTAGATTCGGCACATTCTCTTTATCCCACTTCTTCCACCAGTCACGCGGAATAATCGCATTCTCTTCACCCGTAGGATTCTGCTGATACTGTGCGTTCCATTTACTGGGCGGAATAGATGCACGAACTGCGGTCAAATCATCGAGGCTCCAGAACTCCGGCCAACAGGGACTGCCATCCTCAAATATCGCCGGTAACTCTACAACTTCCCACTGGTCCGCTAACTCATCTTTTGCCATCGCACGCATCAACTGTCCCGTCATATCTTTCTCGGACCACCGTGTCTGCACCAAAACAATACTACCGCCCGGCTGTAGTCTCTGTCGGGGGCCCCCAGTATACCAGTCCCACGCATCGTCAAAACCCGTATTCGACATCGCCGTTTGCTCCGAGTGCGGATCATCTATAATCACCAAGTCGCCACCACGACCCGCTAAATTCGAACCAACCCCAACCGCATAGTACATACCGCCCGATGTCGTGTCCCAACGACCGGATGCTTTACTGTCCGCCGACAGATTAACAGACGGAAAGATATCCTTATACTCATCACTATCTATAAGGTTCTTGGTCTTACGTCCAAAGTTCACGGCCAACTCCGTGGTGTGCGTCGCCTGAATAATCTTCATCTTAGGATTCTTACCCATCATCCACGCCGGAAACAAAAAGCTTGCAAACTCCGACTTGGTATGTCTCGGGGCCATATTAATTATCAAACGCTTCAGCTCACCGCGTGCCACACGCTCTAACTTCTCGGCAATAATCTTGTGATGCCGCCCTGCAATAAAGTCCGGCCACATATTTTTTACAAAAATTAAAAAGTCCTTCTGACACCTTTCGTGTCGCTCTAACTGCGCTAGTCTTAATTTTAACTTGGCTTCCTGTTCTGAAACATCCATTAGGGGGCCCCTACAATCTTAAAAAACATCTCGTCCCAACGAAACGGTTGCACACAATGAAACTCAGGCTTCATGTCTTTCAACCCGTCCAATTTTAAATCTACCGCATCTTCTGCCTTAAACAAAAACATTTCCGCTCTATCCGCCGGGGTGGGCTGCTTCTTAATCAATATCCAACAAGACGCATGGCGGTGTTTCGTGAGCCACGATACCTGGGACGGACGCAGATCTACTTTGTTCGTTTTCGTAAATTTAAGCTCCACAAAATGAAAACAACCATGGGTATCACAGAGGAGGACGTCTGGGATCCCGGCTCCGACCCAGTTCTCAATTCGTGTTAGCGACAGCTTTCGATTTTGTCTTTGCGCCGCTTCCTTTACTTGTTTGTAAAAGCCGCTCTCCTTCTTCACGGCTATCGTTATCTTCTGGGGTGACGTCGATTGTGACTGGGGCATAACTCTCCTTTATCTCCTTCAATGCTTTCATAACTTCTTCCTTAGACATACTGTCTATGCTCCCGTGTCGTATCTCAGATTTATTAACATATATATCACCCTGCGCCATACCACGGCGAAACTCTGCCTGCACCGCTGCCGAGTAGGCGCCATTTGCGAGAGCCTCGTCCCGTATCTTTTGTAAATCCCTAATATGACGATGAAACGTAATACCATACTTCTCATCCAACGCACGCCGATATTCTTTGATCGCATGAACAACATGAGGCGACACATTCGGGTTCGTCAGTTCATACGCTCGTGTGTGTGCACTCGATACCCCATAGCCTGCGTTCTCCGCAGCTTCTCGCATAGTTATTTGACCATCTTTGCTAACCAATTCACGAACAAAAAGCTCCTGCTTTCGCGTCAATGGTGTGTGAATAGTCGCGGGTTTTCGACCACGAGTCTCATATTTTATCCCAGTTTTCGTTTCGCCATTCTCGGACCCCGGATAAAAGATTAATAAACAGGCATAATATGCACGCTTTTTAGGCAGTTAACAAGAACCTTTTTTATTGCACAAATAATAGGCAATGTTTCACGTGAAACAATGGTAGAATTTTCTATATAATTATTAGTGAAAAACATGGCCCTAGCTAACGACAGTAAACACCGCCGTCCGTGTGCCATTCCGGCCGCTCCAGGTGACATTTTCTAGATAAAATGACCCGATAAACGGGGGTCCCAGGCATTAAAACTAATAAAAAATAACGCAGCTCCTGGACAAAAGTTTGCGATTCTCGGTCCGCGTTTTTGATTTCCCGGTGCGATTTTTCCCGGTCCGATCTGCCAGGATCGGGGTCGATTTTTCGCGAATTTTGGTCCTGATCTGCCAGGATCGGGGTTCGACCTGGAGCAGCTGCGGCGCGTAGTTCGGCGGCTGCGGTACGTTTGGAGCTGCTCGAGGGCCTCGGCCCTGGGCGTAATTAACTAATAAAAAGTAAAAAAAAGCCGCGTAAAAACGCGGCCAAGTTTAAAAAGTTTTGTAAAGTTTACTTTGCTTTTTTGTTGTAAATCTCGTCTTCGAGTTTGTTATTCCCTGGATAGATCGCGGCGTGTCTTCTCGCAAGCGGTACCGCCTCCGGGTAATATTTATTTAACAATCGAATATTGGAACAGTCCAGGCGGCAGATAGCGCCGTGCAGCTCCTCGATCGCTTTGTCCAGGCGCTGCACTCGAGTGTCTGCGAATCCCTGGTCTATTAAAAGATTCTCAAACCTGGTACGGGTGCGCCCCTCATAATCTGAGAATGTTTCTTTAAAAACTTTCGCCGTGTGGCGTTTAATCATTTCGTCTTTACTTATCATTTTCGTTGCCTCCTTTCTTTGTTTCGATGTTTTTCCACCCAAGTATATCTAAGCTTACTTTGCCAGAATAACTTTCGATATGCTTAACAAGATCCCAATATCCTTTTCGATATTCTTCTTTTTCCTTGCTTATCTGCTCGAGCGTTCCGCGCAGCTGCTGCAACCTGGAGTAAAGATCTTCGTTTTCTTTTAAAAGATCTTCGCGGCTCTTTTCTTTGATTGTTTTTAACATTGTTTAAATCTCCTGTTAGTTAGTTAAAAAAAAACCAGGGCGTTAACCCTGGTTTAGTTATCGCATAAACTCGCGTATTAAGTCAATTAGTCTTTTTAAGATCTTGTGGGGTTTTGTAAGTGGACCAAATACGCCTATCTGGTCCCTTGCGCCCCGCGTTCAAGTTAACCAGGGAATATTCGCCGCTCTCGATCTTCTTCCGCGTGATCTCCGTTCCTTCGTTCAAAAAGATCATTCTAAACTTGTTCGAGGTTAACGAAAAATCCCAGTACATTTTATCAAGGTAAGTTTTGCCTTTCGGGTCCTGGTAAGCTATCCGCGTTTCATAACTTTGAAATGTGCGGCTGCCGTCGGGACTGATTATTTCAAATTGATTCTTGCCGCCTCCTACTGATTTAACCCGGGGGACGTCTACAGCTGCTTGAGGCGGCCCCAGTACAACATCGACCGAAACGTC